CTCATGCAGCTATGTCACCCCTATGTCACATTGCTATTCCCAGTGTTTATGGGACTTACAGCCTATTTATGTGAGATAGTGAGATAGAAACGAACAAAAAAAAATTTTAGAGAAAAAGGGCCTCCAGCGAAAAAAGTTTTGCCCATGTCACACGCTCTATGTCACCCTCCTCACATAAGTGGTCATACCTTGTCCGCATGAACCTGAATCGGAAATCACGTCCAAAACCTTGGATGGCAAAGAAGAAGGGGCGCAATGTTCGGAGCCTGGAGGACGGCAGTTTGCAAACGGCCTACAAGGGTCAGGAGGCAAGCAAGTCCAACCCGCTGTACAAGACGGCTGAGTGGGAGGCCACCCGCCGTGCCGTGCTAGAGCGGGACCCCGTGTGCCAGTGGTGCTTGTCTTGCGGCATGGTGACGGAGGCGACGGACGCGGACCATATCATTCCTTCGCGCTATTCACAAACGAGGAGTGAGTTCTTCGACCAGGAGAACATCGTCGGGAGCTGCCGCTCCTGCAACAGTCGTCGGGCCAGCTACGAGGCCAAGGGCGTTTTTTACGAAACCAAAGAAGAGTGGCAGGAGTTCCTTCGCCGCAAACACATCATGAACAACTCAAGGAAATGAGTCTCCTTAGCATCTTACCAAAAGCATTGTCTATCATCAAAGACGAGGCGACCATCACGGCACTCGTCCCAGCAGACAGCATCACCTTTCAGCGTGCCAATCAGGGCATCGGCAAACCATACATTGTTATCTCAGTGGGAGACGTCCAATACACCCCAACACACACTGACGAGATTGCCACTGGCGCCTACGTCATCGAGTACAATATCTTCTCCGACTCTGCGCAGAACGCATTGACCATCCACAACACGGTGCTCAACTACATGAAGTCTGCTTACGACAACGACTATGACATTCGTCTTTTCGATGAGGACTACACCATCGACAACGATAACGTCCATATCAGCAGCGTGAGCACGGTGTGGCGCAGCAATATCACTCAGTGCTAAAGGCATCCAATGGATAAGAGCTCGGCACTCGATAAGATGCGCATGGCTGTAAAGGAGATGGAGTCGGACAGCTCTCTCTCTAACATCAAGGACTCTCTGGTCCCCAAAAACAGCCTTGTCCCCATTTTTCGTCTTGACGAAGATGGCGAGCGCATGTTCGAGATTGTCGTGCAGTACCTGAGCGATAGAGGACTGATTGAATCCGTTGATGTCATCACAATTACAATGTTGGCAAAGTCACTGGCGCTATATGTTGCAGTGGCAAGGCAAGTTCACGGGCACGAAGACGTCATTCAAGTATATCCCAACGGGACGAGCAACGTCAGCGGCCTCTTTACCGCGCTATCCAAGACACAAGACCAAGTTCTAAAGCTTAGTGCTAAGCTCGGTCTGAGCCCAATGGACAGAGCGCGTATTTTCGGTGCGGCCACAAACGCTACAAAGGCCAAGGACAAATCTGCTGAGGGGGACGAAATAGATGATTTGACATAATGAGCGTTGATGTTGGTTCGTTAGACAGGATGTTTAGTTATGCAGAGGGCGTTCTCAATGGGAGCATCGCTACTGGCAAATACATAAATCTTGCGTGCGAGCGTTTCGTTGATGACTTGGAGCGCGAGGATTGGGAGTGGAAGTTTGACATAAAGGAGGCCGCGAGGTATATCAACCTTATAGAGCGCGTATGCACTCACACGCGCGGCGAGATGGCTGGCAAACCATTCCTCTTGGAGCCGTGGCAGGTTTTTTTCGTCGGACAGCTGTTCGGATGGGTCGATAAGTCCGATGTCAAGCGCCGCAGGTTCAATACAGCCCACCTTTTTGTTGCGCGAAAGAACGGTAAGTCGCAGCTCGCAGCGGCTATCGCTGTTGCAATGGCTATTCTAGATGGCGATGGTGCGCCACAACTTGTGACCGCAGCCACTAAACGCGACCAGGCGCGAGAGGTTTTCGATGAAATCCAGCGGTGTGTCAAAGGCAGCGAAGCCTTATCCAAGCGCTTTAAGGTGCATAGGACAGAAATCAAGGGCCCGCGAAACGGTGTTATCAAGCCACTAAGCTCTGATGCCAACACTTTGGACGGTCTGAACCTCAACTTGGCTTGCGTTGACGAGTTTCACGCCATGAAGAACGCTGACCTGTACCGCGTACTCGCGTCATCAATGGGTAGTCGCAAATCCCCGCTTATGCTCGCAATTACCACTGCGGGATTTGTACCTGATGGCCCGTGCGCCTTGTTCATGTCCGCAGGCAAGAGTGTTTTGGACGGAATAAAGCAAAACGACAGGCTTCTCATCCTTCCTTATGAAATTGACCCCGAAGATTCGTGGGACGACCGCGATTGTTGGGTTAAGGCTAACCCCAACCTGAACGTCAGCGTGAGTGAAAAGCACCTAGAGTCGCAGTTTGCGAACGCCAAGCTGTACGGCAGCAGGAATATCACCGAGTTTATGGTGAAGCACCTCAACGTGTTCGTCGGTAGCGCGACCGTTTGGGTGCCTGATGACGACTGGATGTGCGAAACGAACTGCGCCGACAGGAAGGGATTGGCTGAAATCGACCCGAAAACGAACAAGCCTATAGCTTATCTGGGCCTTGACCTCGCTGCTACGGACGATATTACGGCTTTGGCTATCTGTACTGGCGGTCCTGACGACGGATGGGGCATGGAAGTGCACTATTTCTTGCCTGAACGCGCTATTGACAAGCGACTCGACAAAGACGAGAACTCGGTCTACCTAAAGTTTAAGGAGTACGAAAATGTACACGTCACCCCTGGCAACGTTACTGATTATGGCGTCATTCGTCGAATGATTAGCGGCAACTACATGCTTGACGGCAAGATTGCGTATGACGAGGACAATCTAATGAACAAGTATTGTATCAAGGGGGTTGCATACGACAGGTGGAACAGCCTGAACCTCATTCGAGACCTTGAGGGCGACGGCGTTCCTTGCGACCCGTTCGGCCAGGGCTTCGCTTCCATGTCTTTTCCTGCCAAAGAGTTTGAAAAGGCGGCTCTAGAGGGCAAGCTTGTACACGGCGGTGACAAGGTTTTACGCTGGATGATGGGCAATGTGTCGTTGCGTATTGATGCTGGCGGAAACATCAAGCCAGACAAGTCTAATAGTGGCGATAAGATTGACGGCGTGGTGGCTTCAGTTATGGCTATCGGCGAGGCTTTGACCTTTGAGGAGGAGACCGAATCGGACTTCGAGTTCTTTATGGCCGTGGTGGGTGGCGTGAAATAAGTATCCACTCACAATGCAGGATTTACTTTTGTGTAAATTCTCGCCGTGGAGTCTAAGCCAAGCATTCTCAAGCGTATCGCGAATTCCTTCCGAGGAAACGAAGAGCGCTCCATCTTTGTTAGCAGTACAGGTTCCCTACGGACGAACTATATCCGTATGTACGGCGAGGGTTATGCTTATGGGTCTGATGCTTTGGAGATTGCCGCTGTTTATGCCTGCGTCTCAAAGATTGCTGATACTATCGCCAGCCTTGAAGCCTCTGTTGTCCGCGTAGGACGCAACGGGTCTCGTGACATCATCGACTCACATCCCGTCCACAAGCTCATCAGCCGCGAGCCAAACGCTCATATCAATGCCTATGAGTTCTGGCAGATGATTGTTTCTGATGCGTGCTTGCACGGCAGTGGCTACGCATTTATTGACCGAAAGAACATGGAGATGTTTTACATCCCCGCTGTTCGGGTCAGCCACACTATCGACCCACACACGGGGCAGAAGTTCTACGCCTACGATGGCGCTCCAGGACCAGTACCTGCCCGTGACATTCTTGAGATTAACGCATTCCGTGGTCTCAATCCAACCCATCAGCAGCTCCAGAACTTCCGCACTGCTAAATCAGTGCAAGACTTCGGCGCTCAGTTCTTTGACAACGGGGGCATGATGGGCGGAATCCTCTCTACCAAGGAGCACATGAGCGCAGAGCAAATTCGGCAAGCGCAGGAAATGTGGGAGCGCGAGTATATGGGCAAGCACAACGCGCATAAGATTGCCATTTTGGGCGGAGGATTCCAATACCAACCTCTTTCGGTGTCACTGGACCAGCTTCAATTCTTGCAGGTCAAGCAGTATACCACCGAGGAGATTGCTCGTATCTACTCTGTCCCGCCTGCCATGATTGGCTTGGAGGGCAACACAGCATATAGCAACTACGAGCAGCAAGTGCTTCAGTTCCAGCAGAGCACCATCCTCCCTTGGGTGCGTCGCATCGAGCAGGAAGTAGAGCGCAAGCTGCTTGGTGACGACATGGAGCTCCAGTGTGTCTTCAACGTGGACACCCTGCTTCGTGCGGACAGCACTTCCCGCTCACAGTTCTATCACCACCTCCTCTCTGATGGCGTTATGTCCATCAATGAGGTCAGAGCTAAGGAGGGCCTCGGTCCTGTTGAGGGTGGCGACTCGCATCACATCCAGCTCAACACCATTCCTCTTGAACGTATGCAGGATTACGCAGACAGCATTACAAACAAGAGTTCTGATGCCTGATAGTTACGGAGGATACCCCGAAAGCGCTAAAGCCGCCGCTCGCCGTGCTCTCAAGCACAAAGAAAAGAACGGAAGCAAGTGTGGCACTCCCGTCGGTTGGGAGCGCGCAAACCAGTTGGCCTCTGGTGAAAAGCTGTCTATGTCCACCATTAAAAGAACCTACTCTTTCCTTTCTCGTGCAGCCACATACAATCAGGGCAAGTTTTTTGACTCTGATGGGAAAGAGATTTGCGGCAGCGTAATGTACGCCGCTTGGGGAGGCTCCACTATGCGTAGCTGGTGTAGTCGTATTATCAAAGAAAACGAATAAGAAATGGCAAACAACGTAGAAAAGCGAATTGTAGACGCTGCTTTCGAGGTTCGTTCAGAAGAAGGTAAGCCGATTACCGTAAGCGGCTATGCAGCCGTCTTTGAGGACGAAACCGTTATCGGTGGCGCTTTCGCTGAGCGTGTAGCTCGTGGTGCGTTTGAGGGCTCAGATATGAGCAATACCGTTGCCTTGTTCAATCACGATATGAACAAACCTTTGGCCCGTGTGGGTCATGGCTTGGAGCTTACCGTGGATGAGCGCGGCCTGCGGTACAGCTTTGAGCTCGGCAACCAGAGCTATGCAAAAGACCTCGCAGAGAACATCCGCATGGGCAACGTTAGCACCAGCAGCTTCGGCTTTACGGTCGAAGATGACGAGTGGGAGCGTCGTTCTGACGGCATGAACCTGCGTACTATCAATAAGGTCGGACTTCTGTTCGACGTTTCACCCACAACACAGGGGGCCTATCCAACTACTGAGGTGGGCTTGCGCTCTATGGAGCTGGCTCTCGCAAACGAAGAAGTTTTGGAAATCGAAAACCAAGAAGTTCGGGAAGAGCTTGAGAACCAGGAACAGTCCGTAGAGGAAGTTGTAGAAGAGGTTCGTGAGCAGATGACCGAAGAACAAGAAACTCCAGAGGAAGAAGTCTCTGTAGAAGAAATGGAAGAGGAAGAGGACTGTCTCTTATACACATCTGACGCTGCCGACGACTCCTTACGTGTA